GTACCTTGAGGTGGATGTAGAGCAGTTCCTTGCTAACGATCCAACCGAGATGGCTGAGTCTTATGACTTCATCAGGGTTGGTGGGGTGCTTACTCCTGAACAGGCCCCTCAAATGGCGAAGTCTGTGAAGGCCGTTTGGAAAAATGAGTCAGGTAACGCACCGTTCGCTGTACGGGTTGACGCAGTGGTTACGGCTATTAAGCAAGGTGAGATGGATACCAGTGCTGAAATGACTATGTCATTCAGAGAGAAGCTTGCCGCCAGGTTACAAGACAGCCCAGACCTTCTGGAAGTCTGGGAAACAGTTACCGCTGAAATCGAGGAGACAGAACAATGATTCATTCACTTAAGTTAGTAAATTTCCGAAAGCATGCCGAGTTATCAGTTGACTTCACTTCAGGGTTAAACGGTATCTTTGGCCCTAACTACACTGGCAAGACAACCATCCTATACGGGATCCTGTTTGCCCTGGGCGGTATAAGCTCCGTCCCTTGTAAGTCAGTGTACAAGTCAAACACCTCTACCTTTCTGACCGAGATGACCTTCTCAATCGGCACTAAAAAGTACAAGGTGTCCCGTACTAAATCCAGCGCCAAATTATCAGAGATTCTTCCTGACGGTAATGAAGAAGCTTTGGCAAACAGTACCAGTGTGGTTAACAAGCACATTGAGAAGCTGTTGGGCATGACCATGAAAAGGTTCTGTCAGATCCGGTATTCAAAACAGAAGTTCACCTCTGCTCTGCTGACCCTTGGCGCTGCTGAGCTGCACAACATTCTTTCAGATGTCAGTGGTGCCGACTTCGTCCAGAAGGTTCTTGAGCGGTTAGGTAAAATGAAAGACCGTCTTGATTATGAGTTGGAAGGTAAGGTAGAGCAGGATCTGTGTGCTTTGTCGGCTTCCGTGGGAGCTGCTGTTGTCGATCTGGATGCCGCAGCAGGTAAGGTTGCATCAGCTTCCGCCTCTGCTGCCGAGTTATCAGTAGTCTACGACATGGCCGTCAAGGCCGCCGATAAAATGAATGCGGACATGGCAGCCTACACCACCTACGAGAACCGCCTCCATGACCTGAAAGAAGCTGAGGTACAGGCTTCAAAGAAATTGGCTGAGGTTCTTGACGACTTGGAAGCTCTACCAGAGGCTGTCAATGCTGAGTGGTTTTCCGAGAATAAAGCAGCCCAGGAGGAGTTGTCTTCAGAGATAAAAGCGGTAGCAGCTGTTGAGGCTACTTTTGAAAAATTATCAGACAGAGTGCAAGTGGCTAATAAGGCTTGCCCAACAGCATCTCACCGACTGCTAAATGTTCGTACCCAGTTCGAGGAGCTGGTAGAGCCTGTAATGTCTGAGGAGATGCTAGATCTAAAAAGGGAAGTTGACTCCCTGCGGGTGGAGCTAAAGACTCTCCAGGTTAAAATTTCCGAGAAGACTACTGAGATTGAGTCAGGAGTGTGCGCCGGTTGTAACAGACCTTTTGATAACCACTTCAACCCTGCGGAAGCTAAAGAGGAGTTGGCCATACTGAAATCTGAATTTGAGTCCAAAAAAGGTATGGGGCTAAAGAAAAATAACGATCTGGAAACGCTTGAGAAAATTTTCGTCAAGTTGCAGAAGGAGTGGCAATCCACTCAGGCGGACTTAATCACAGCTGAAAAGTCTATGGCACTGGCTTCTGAAACCCTTGCCGAAGCAGAGGCTGAGCTTGCCGCTGCACCTAAACCCACTACCTCAAGCACTACCATGAGAGAAAAGTTGGAGGTTCTGAGAAGTGAGCTGTCAGTAGCCACGGCCAACGACAATAAGCGTGGAAGGGTTGTGGAGCGGGAGACTTTCGCCAGAGCGACCTTGGATGATATCAACAGTAAACTGAAAGCCTTAGAGCCCCCTTGCTTCCCTGTTTTGGCTGGCGATTTACAAGCAGCGATTACCCTTAGGGACTTGAAGAAGGGTAAGCTTGACGAAGCCAATCAGCAGGTACGGGAAGCTGAGCGCACAGCCTCGGACTGTAAGGTTATGGTTAGGGATTTGGATATTGCCCTTGAGGTGGCAAGGGATACCAACGAAAAGTTGGGTAAGTTGTTCGTCAGAGCCCAGTCGATCAAAGCCCTGCAGAAGTTCCTGAAGGACAGCAAGGACGAGTACATGCGGGAAGTCTGGAACGTCCTGATGGCTGACGCATCGCAATTAGTGCTGGCAGCCTCGTCAGGATCCATTGAGGGGTTGGAAAGGACTGAGGACGGCCAGTTCTCCTACACTGAGGACAGCAACGCATACAACGTCTCAGAGGCTTCTGGAGCACAAGCAGCCATCATGGGGCTTGCTGTACAGACAGCACTGGCAAGAGCCCTTCCACCGGTTCTCGATATCTTGCTGGTCGATGAGCCGACTGCTGACATGGATGACGAACATTCGATGACCTTCTCCCTGCTATTACCAAGCCGGGCAGCCCAAGTCATCTGTGTTTCCCACTCAAGGATGGATAGTTCCACGTGTAACAATGTTATTGACCTTGGTTGACACTGAATAAGTAGGCTTTACCCTCACAAGGTATTCCGGGAGGGTAAAGCTTATGGGTTCAGCAGAGGAGCAGATTATCAAGGAGATCCATGACAATGTGGGTGTGCTGATAACAAGGATAGTAGGGCACTCCTGGGCAAGGCCTCCTGAACTCACGATAGCCGCCAAGCACGGGAATTCAGGGGATATAGCCATGCTGAAACTCTCTATGCTTTCCAGGAGAGGCTTCCCCCTTACAAGGCTGTCCATCGGGGTTTCTGGCCGGCGCCGAAAAACCGTGGCGGTAGTCCATTCAACATACAGGAAATTATGGGGAGAGAGGAGACATCCGTGTCTGCTAGTCCTTGACCCTGACCTCAGAAAAATTAAATTGGTGAAAGGAACAGCTTTGAAAGATTACCTACTGACCAGTTTTTCTTCTGAAGTTATTAAGAGAGCTAAGTACGAGGGTGGGATAACATAAGGCTTGCCCTGGCTTCACACCTCAGTACCAAGCCAGGTAGAACCTTACCGCCACCATGCACCCATCGCCGGATCTCGAAGATGATCTCTTCCGTGGAGCTTCCCCCATTAACCTTACGCAGCAAGGTGGATGCCTGTAAATTTCCTAGCCCAAGGTTGTATGCGAAGTCTGACAAGGCTGATAACCAGGCGTCTGATAAAGGGATTTTACAGCAGGAAATTACCCCACGAGCAAACCTTACAGCATCCGTTTGCATACGCTGATCCGCGTACTCTTGCGTCCATGGAACCCCTGGCATTATCCCCTTCCCTGTGCTGCCCCACCCACACGTCAGCTTACCTGCCGGGCAGTAGTAAGGCATCAATCGGCAACCTTCAAACCTTTTAATCAGGATGAATAATTGGACAAGGCGGGTGATGAGATCCATTACTTACGGCCTTTAGACAATTCACGGGAGGCGAAAAAGAACCCCAGCATAGTACCCACCAGAGCCCTATGCCAGTCGTCCATAACAAAGTGCAAGGTATACAGTTCAGCAAATACCAGACCATATCCTAGAGTTGCCCCGGCTGGCCGGATGACGTTGTTCCACGCGTCAACCCAACGAATACCAGTTGGGGGCGGGATAGCGTTCTTCATAGCCTCAAGGAAAGCTGCTCCTTCCAGCTTACCCACCTCAGCATCGGCAGATACCTCAATTTCCTTGATGTTAAGAGCTGACAGCATGGTGAGCCTTTCAAGATCCTGTGCATGCTTAGCTGCATCATTCGCAGCCAACTGAATCAACCTTTCCAGCTCCTGGCTGTGCTCCTGCTTTTTGCCCATGTACTCAGCAAACCAAGACCAGATCAACCTGAAAGCTGAACCACCTAAGAAAGAAATTAAACCGCCCATAACTAACCCCTCAATGACAATTATTCCTGGAGACAACCTCCAGAGTTTTTAACAACACCCATACTACCTTACATACAGGACTTCTTACCTCAGAAAATTTATCTCGTCTATGGATATTAGTCAGGTATTCCAAGGGTTCTAGCAGCAAGGCAGAAGCGCCTACGATACAAGTCACAAGGGCCACTCCGGCAACTATAGAAGCTTGCCCGGGGTGGGTGTAAGACAGGGTGATGTACCAACTAAGTATCTGAAGTAAATAAGGTTCACTTTGCACAGGGGCTAACCTCCAGGAATAAGCAGGGAAAGTAAGGCCCCTGAAACTCCTATAACGAGGACAGGGAGAACCTCCCCCTTTACATCTACCTCAGGCAGAAACCTTTTCATGGTATTCTACTGGAGAAGAATCTCTCCACCATTTTTTCTGTAAGGATGATAGCCCTTGCCCCCATGTGACCAGATACAGCTATCAAGGCTGCCGAGAACATCTTATCGATGTTGGAGGCTTCACAAAGGAAGAAGGTTATCAGACCAGCAAAGGTGCTTATCGTTATTTCAGCCATTATGAACTGGAGTTTTTTAACCCAGCTCATTTCCCCAGTAGCCCTTCGTATGACAGATGTTACGGCTCCCCATGCAGATAATCCGCACACCCAGCCGTAGGTTAAAAGAGAGTAGTTTGTAGGGTCTTTCTCCGGCACGGCACTCTCCTCAATTAGCCACAATACCAAGTATCTGAAGTACCGTCCCGTTGTAGGGTCAGGAACTTGTCGGTTGTTCCTGCAGTAGTACCCGTCAAAGTTACTCCACCAGCAGCCGCAATAGTAAGAGTATTTCCCCCTTTATGGAACACCCGTATAACGCAGCAATCCCCCATATCCACTGTCGGACTGTCAGGGATAGTCAGCGTTCTATTAGCCCCTGTAGTGTCCATGATAATTGTCTTACCAGCGTCCTGAGAAACTAACTGATAGGCAGCTGATTTAGTATTGACTGCCACAGCTCTAACAGGGCCAGACACCCTTGAAGCATAAGGGGAAGACAGGTTTAACGCCGCTTCGTAACTTATCAAAGGTTGGATCAAGCTGAAAGTGTCAGCCTGCCATATAACGGCAGCAGGGCCTGCAGCAGTGCCAGTAGTTATTTTAGCCCTTGCATTGCTACCTGGAGCCATCCCGCTGGCATAGATACCTATCATAGCAGGGAAGACATCGGAGTCGGCAGTGGCGTACAGTATTTGCTGTTCTCTGACGGTGAATTCTATTTTGTCAGCACTGCCCCCGGTAATGGTTGTCCAATGAGTACCGGTAGTCCAAACCAGATCAAAGGCAATTATTCCATTGTCGTAAGGAGTGTTGGCGGTAGCAGATGCCTGCACCCCAGACACTGAGCCTGTGACGGAAAAGACAGCGTTAGCTATGCCGCCAGTCGTGCAAACCAGAGTCCAGGTTTCCTCTGGGACATTTACTGCTGTGCAGGTAAAGTTTCCAAAACTACCTGTACCTGTGATAGTTCCCGGGGTGACTTTAGTAAAATCGATTGACCCCAACATACTTGTATTAGCAATAGTCAGTATCTGAGAGGAAGCCTCTAACCTGGTAAGGGTAGATGTCGGGTCAGCCCTGTCGGCAGTATATGGGCCAACTCCGTCATTACCGCCGTCAAAGAAAGCTATTTCACGACTGTTCGCTATCAGGTACTTGTAAACGTACTCCCAATACCCCCCTGATCCATGTACCCCGATAAAAATCATTTTCTCCCCGGTGGCTTGGTCCTGGACAGTCCAGCCATCTTTAGGAGCTACCATGTGCCAGCGGGTAACACCGCAATTATCCCCTGTTGCAAGGGCTAAACTAGCTGCAAGGTTTGGGGTAGCGGTGGTATTCCATGGGGCTGTTCCGTTAACTGGTGCTGTGCCAACAATGTACATTTTACCGGGGGCTGGGTTTGAGATTGATACCCAAGGGTCAGCGTTTACAGTAGAAACCACCACGGCTTGCCCCATTGCATCCAGCATAAGCAGGTTGAGATCCATCCCATTTTTCCACCCGTCATCACCTTCTTCCCAGTCGTAGTTAACACCTAAGTTTCCTAATGCTGTCTGTGACATTTTAAATCTCCGGTCTGAATTACAGCCATGATAAAGGGGATGCCGGTGTGGAAGCTTGGAAAGTTTTTTGGCCGAGATTAAGGCTCAAAGGAACTCCTGCGGATGTGAACACCGGAAACCATACCGCATCATAAAGTAAATTTGTAATAGTGGCGACAAGTACATCATCAACCCAAAACTCGCACTGAGTTGTTGAGGTTCCTGTTTGCGTCAGGCGAACCCCGACCACAGTATTGGCCAAAGGTGGGAGACTAACCGAACGGTAACTCGATCCGCGAACAATCCCACCAGGGCAGGAAAGACGCACATCAGTCCATGCCTTATTCGACTGCTGTATGACGGCACTGGTGTTGTAACTGCTCAGCTCGTCAGGGCCCATCGCAGCGACAACTCCGATCAGAATTTCCCCGGTTCCGGAACCGACAAACACCTCAAAATACCCTGTTGTTTGCCCTACAGCTTTACTCAAAAACCCGTAAGTGTCAGCGTAACCACCACCGCTGTTGTAGAACCCACCGTCGGATAGAGCTGCAGAGGAGTCTGACAACGCCCCAACAAGGTTTCCGTAAGGGTGGTCAACTGGTTGGATAAGCGTGTAATCGTGATCCTGAGCGCCAGTAGAGGCAGTGGTCACAACCCCGAGCAGAGCACCCTTGTACTGGTTCCCTGTATTCCAGACGGCTTTATTTGAATCGTAGATATACTGCCCAGTTCTGATCAAGCTCTGGTAAGAACTAATGTCACCGGAAGAGGCTGCCCCAGGCCGGCTGGTAGTCTGGAAAGGAATCCCACCTTGCCTGGACATAGCCAACTGTAATGGATCTCTAAGTGAGCGATGTATAACCCACGCAGAGGTATTGAATTTCCTGATCAGGAACGGGCCGGCGACCACTTCCATATACCAGTTGCTTGAGTTATCGGTATAAACATAACCATGGCCAATACAAGGGGCGCTGGACGGACACCCCAAATTGACAGAGGTAAATGTATACCCATCAGTTGTTTTATACCCGTAGGTTGACCCGGAAACTTGATCCCCCACCGTACCAAAAACATACCAGGCACTGTCAGGTGGGTAGTAAACCCAAGCCAATTTATCCCTTGCCGCTTCGACTGCTGCTGAATTTTGAATCGTCCATGAAACCAAATCTGTGGATGACGCGATAAGGGTTTTAGTGGTGTCATTCAGGTCAACCCCACATGCTATGAAGTTGGCGCCGATCTTGTTGATCCACTCCGCCCTCACCAATACCCCTAACGCATTAGGGGAACCGACAGTACCTTTTCTGACGCTGGAAGCCGTGAAAGTATCCGTAGCCGCAGTATAAATATCCGCCCCGTAGTTGAAGCAGAATACATACTGAGACCCGTCGTAAGTGATTGAGTTAGTCACCCTGGCAGCGGCAGTAATGAAGTCAGCCACTCCAGTTTCAGTGGCGTAGTTAGTAGCCATTGTGGAGTCAGTACGGCCAACCAATTGATGGCCAATAGCCCCTTCCGAGAACGTGTAGATCCCAGAAGCTCCGGTTAGGCGGCTGCAGTGCAACTCAGCAGTGGTAGTGTCCCCTGTGCCAGAAACCCTTGTGGCTTCTGCTTCTACAACCATCTCCTGCCCTGGAGATTCTCCTGCGTAAGTGACAAACATCGGCACTTCCCAACCAGGGCCAATTAAGCCATCGGTTGTAAGGGTGGAATCAAAATGCACCCACTCTCCGGCACCCCAGACAGGTCTAGGAGTTGGTAACGGATCCGTCAGCCAAACAGTAGGGAGGGACTCACCGGGGAGAAGAATGATACCGGCTGTAGCCCCACCGTAACGCTTGCTGTAACTCCACCCCCAGCCACAGAACTTGGTAAAGGTGTAGGAGAATACTTGCTTGCTTGCTACGCCTTCACGGTTAGCCCATACCTTCAAAATTTTCCATGTGTTGTTGCTCGGTACTTCCAGCTTTATGGATCCCACTGGGCCAAGAACCGTTATGTCGGTATAGCTGAGTTGCACTACAGGGCCAACAGAAGACAGGGTAACTGTGTACGTTACCCCCGCCTCAGAAGGAACCCCACCGGCATCCCAAGAAAGAGGAACATCACTCTGCCCTTCCCTATCCCTGCAATCCCACTCCACAGTGAATCTCTTCAGCGGGTAGGCGTTGAGCAACCTACCGTCAACTTTGACGTTGGCAGGAGGGTAAGGGGCGAACCAGTCATTACTTAAGGTTTGGGTAAGTGAAGGTGCCGTTAACAGGTCAGACTCCCCTATGCGGCCTACTGCAGTGACGTATACCGTCTCAGAGTCCCCGGTCAAGTACCGAGTGGTTATAGCCCTGGCTGCCGACACCCCGTTGAACCACCACATTTTATCGCCGTCTGCATGCGCTTCAGGGATTGAGTCGAATACACCCCTCTTGAGCGTCATCAAAAGGTAATCGGCATCCCCGGTGTCAGTAACTATGCTTTCGCACAAAATTTTCTCGTTTCCGACAATAAACCAGGCTCCGGAGATCATGTACTCATTGGTTCGTAGAAAATTCTTTACCTTCACCTGGGATAATAAGGTTCTATCATCCAGTGGGTCTAGTATAGGTAGAGCGCCATCAAGCTCGGAAACAGGGCATATCTGACCACGAGCCAACCCACTTAACGCATCTGTATTGTCAGTGTAAACAGCAATGCCTGTAGTGAGGCCCCCATCATCTCTGGAGGCCATAATCCCGAACAGAGCGGTATCAGCAGGCATACTTCTGACGCCTGGTTTACCTGCTGCCGCCAGCAACGTAACGTAAGGGAGTGGGATGTACTTTAAATCCCCTGACACAAACGCATTCGGTATTTTATTGGTGTTGACCCACCCTGAGTTTGGGGCAGGGGAGATGTACTGGGAGCTTGTTATAGCGAACACGTCCTCAACAGCATCGAACTCAATGTAGTTATCTTCCAGGGAACTTTGCTTGATGTTGGCTACCCGGTAGACCTGATCAACAACTCCATGTGGAGGCCAGGTCAGCCGGAAGGCAGACCCATCATGCAGGGTGAAAGCGGCCTGAGTTGATTGGCCGTCTACCGGGGCCAGCCGGGTAACTCGTAACCCGCGATAAGTGGCAGCAAGGGAACAACGCTGCATGACTTCCCGTTCGCAAATTTCTGCGGCCATCGTAGCGTTCTTTATACCAGGGAAATTCACTGAGTCATTGATAATTGAATTGTAGATGCTGGTCATAGCGGTATTACTTTTAGTAACCGCTTCTGTTTTCTCATTATCCAATTGAGTGTAGATAACCGTGATTGTGTTAACGGTCTCCTCACCAGTTGGGCGGGAGAATACCCCAATATCTTCTATCTGAGATGGGCCAAGCAGAGGGAGGTCAGCAACGTGAGCAGCCGGTACCTCCCTAACCAATGCTATTTCCAACAACCCTGTTAACGGGTCGATGTAAATATTTCCGTAAATGTAACGCATGATGTCGTTAAGAAAGTTGCGGATGGTATCCTCACCTATCCAAACTATCCCAAGGCCTATAGCTTCGCCGGGCACAGTATCCCCGTACTCATTAACCCAGTCATCATGATGAAATCTTTCAGCGGCTTTGACAAAACTCTGCCCAATTAGAGCTTGGGATACTTTCATTCCGAACCGAAGGTCAATTAAGCACTGTACTGCAATGTGCGCCGGGTTCATATATTTCTCACCGTCCCGAATGACAATGCACTTCTCAGGGTACCAGCACAGGCCGGATACTGTATTCCAACCCTGCAACGCCCGGAATACCCGGACTCCAACTTCTTTGATACTGGGGGTCATTGCCCCCCAGTAGAACCCTGTGTGACTGGTAGCGGCCTCTGACAACTTCGCGGATTTATTCTTCTGTAGGATAGTCCCTATAAGGGAGTTCCCCCAGATAAACTCAGGCAGGTTTTTAAAGGCAACGTAATTTTTAACAGAGGTTATATTGCTGTGGAAAACTAAAGACAAAATCCCCCTGTAAGCTGGAGTGTAAACATCAGTCGCTGCAGTGGCTTTTAATTTTGTATCTAGGTAGCTGTTAATTGCTTGTGTAGGAGCCCCGTGCATAACCTCGACAATCCCAAGAACCCCGCCCTCCACTCGCTCCCCGCCAAATAAATTAGCTCTGTTTATTATAATTAAATCAGGGTCAGTCCTCGGAGTAGCTCCATAGGCTGAGTCTTTAGGGTGTTCTTGATCCCTTGGTTCGCTGGTTACATACCCACTACCATCAACAGGGTCTAGCCCAGGAGCCGCTACTCCTTCCCAACCGGTTTTGCCTCGGAAGGTTAACTCCCTTAACTCATCGACTGGCCCGTGACAGACACCTAAATGAAGCCCGGCGTAGTATTCGTAACCTGAGACATAGGTTTTATCAAACATACCCCCAACAGAGCTATCATCAGAACCAGAGGCATCAACTACAGCATCAATGATAGCAGTCAGGATTTTATCAGTCCCCCCAACTAACTTGGAAACACCAAACCCACCATCAAGAAATCCCATTAGACTCTAGCCTCAGCCGCTATCCTGGCCTTGGCAACAGCTACCAACTCCTTTACATAAGGGTCTTCATGGTTTGGAATCTGGGATAGCTTTATCCCGTTTCTCATTAAAATTTTCATAGAGAATCCATTAGCACTCGTCCACCGCTTAAGGCCTGGAAGGCAATAACCATCCTTCTGCCCTTTACGAACTGTGTGCAAATCTTCCAAGGTTATAACGAGATCTTCCACAATTACTTCCCGCCATTAGCAATTATTTCATGTGTAGAAGTATCCCCGAACCCAAGGACGCAGGAATCTTTCATCAAAGCCGGGCCAAATACTACGGGAATTATCATACCGTCTTTTGCTTGTGGCCGGCCTAGTTTATTAGCGGTAGTAGTGTCATCCGGTTTCTGCATCATGGCGTAAGACACTACAGAGGTCCCAGCAGTGATCGCTAGTTGCACCAAGATAGCCGGAATTGCCATATTAAAAAACCTCGGTTGTAGGGTCGAATGGGTCATCCAGTGGAAGAATAGGATCCCCACCGTAGTTTACTACATTATCAAATTTAAGCTTACACGACCTTGAGTCATGAGCACATCCTGGGTAAAACTTAACAGGAGTCCCGTCTACAAACCCCCTTAACTGAGGGAATACAGTCACTATTCCATTCAAATGGTCATAGTCAATTATTGCTCTCTTCCCCACTACATTTGAGAAGGTGTCGTAATACTCAACGTAACCACCAAGGAACCAACCCTCTTTCAGGGTGGTGTGGGTTGGTATCGCCACTGTCCAAACTAGGTCAGCGGAGCTCAGTTTTGATGCTGTAGTGGCGGTTGGGCTGCAGATATACTCATAAGAGGCCGCCACTACTTTACAGTTGTAACTGTCATATAAAGCGTAGGGGCAAGCCTTCTGGAACCTTAAGGCGTTACCAACTCGATATTGGTTGCTGAGGATGCTCACACCCTTCAAGGAAACCACGCTCCCTATGATCTCATTGGCAATCAACCTACCAACCCACTGTTGGATAAACACACCTGGGTCGTTCCTCTGCCCACGGAAAACTACCAGGTTAATTGGCATGGAGGGTGGAGTCGTTATGACTTGCTGAGCAATCGGCAAGGTGTAGGGGACTGTTAAATCGATTACCCCCTTATCAGGGTCAGAAGTACCATCCAATTCCCCTCTCGTTATAGTCGATTTAAGGTAGGTATTACCTGAGTAAGTGATATCGATATCAGCAGACGTGTAGAAATACTCTTGGGTATCGATTGTGAACTTATAAAGTTCCAACGGCTTGGAGGTGTCAATACCTGCTTCAAGGTCAGTATGAGTAGTCATTACGCTTCATCCTGCATAGGGTAATCCGGGACAGTTGTGAGTCCGATTGACACAGTAGCCACTCTAGGATTAAACCAGGTGATATCCACTGAATCACTGGCTAACCGGTACCGGCTAAGGAAAGAGGCTCTGACGATATCAGTGGAAGCGAATTGTACTCCGTAGGTGCTGTCGAGAGCTACTTCAGACACCAATCCTGGGGTTAGCTCAGAGCAGGAAGTGATCTTCCTTCTGATAATAGTCCCGTTCTTTAACTGGATCTGCAGGTGCTGACGCTCGACTTTATTGGCAGAGTTTTTGTAGAACCCGTTGTCAGTAAATCGGAAGTACTGATCCCCTGCCGAATAAGTTAACGCCAGTGAGTTGAAGTCGTTAACCCAACTCGACATCCAGAAGGAGACAGCCATACCTGCCCTCCGGTACAGAAACTTCCTAAAGGCGTACATCTCGGCTTGCGTCTTGAACAGCCGGTTGTAAGTGGTGGTTCTTGAAGGGCGGGTGTGAGTTTCAAAAGTAGTTAACACCCCGGTAAGATTTTCGACCAAACCACCGGAGAATTGGAAGTCCTTACTTAAACCCCCCTCCCAATTTGGCTCGATAACCAGCACTTCCTCATCTCGGTATTTTGAAGTGGAGGGTAGGCTAGCCACAGTCTCTACCGGTGTGAGGGGGTTCGCCAATGCCGGAGTGAAATCAAATACCGCTGAACCGGTAGCGAAATTTTGGGTCTGCCACACAACAGGGATATTGCCTCTTATCAAGGCGGGGGCTGCTGGGAATATAACGGAGTTAGCTCCCCAGTCCCCGGTTATAGGGCTGGTTAATGTTATCCGGTCTTCTGTGCCTGGGACCGCAAGGACAGTCAGTGATTCTTTCACTTTAGTATTGTAATTGAACAGTATCGCGTTACCCCCAGCGGTAAACCCGTTCATAGTTGGGTTTGCCAAGTAAAGGGTGGAAGCCCCGGCATTAGCAGTGGAAGATAGAGTTGATTGGTACTGGTGGAAAGGTACCAGTAATGGCCTGGCTTGCCACTTAAATGATAGGTTTTCTAAATTCTTAATATCGTTTGAGTCAAGGTACAGGGTGGTGCTCGTTGATCTCCTGGCTACATCCCGCAAAGCCGCTCTCGCCTCTGTGCCGTCGTAAGTTATCCGAAGGCTAGTCTTCCACTCCAGAGTTTCCGTCAGGGGGTTTACCCAGTTATGCACGAAAGCAAAGGTCTCAGAGCGTATGCCGGTAAAGGAAACCCCATAGTAAACCCCATCTACAAGGAACCTGAAGCTGGAGTTTATGACTGAATCCCCCACAGTGGCGGAGATGTCGAAAACCCAATCTGACTCGTCTAGGGCGTATAAAGTTACAGGAACCCCTGGAGTTAAGCTATCGGTTATTCCACTTGAGCCTATAGCCAGGATGGCAGAGACTGATTGGTCTACCAAGAAAGCATTCCATATCACCACAGTTCTTGTGGTGTCTACGGGTACCACCCCGAGATCGATGGTTGGTGGTGTTACGTGTATCTTGTCGTACAGGAAGAACCTTTGTACCGACCCGCCAATAGCCAGATAACCATCATAAGCCGTGCTTGAAAGTAACGGAGCAGACGTGAAACCCCCGAAGGCATGTCCAACGGTACCCTCGTCGGCAGGGTTTCGGACAGTGTCAAGCCCTAAATCTATATTCCCTGAGCCTGGGTCAGACGGATACTCGACAGCCGGCCACAGTTGGGAGTTAGCTTCTGCCAGAGTATCGTCAGGAGCTACTCCTAAAAGCCTTGCAGAGTAATGGGCTGACCAAGTACCGAAAGAGTAGCCGTACCCTAAACCATACCCGTATTCAGGGGTATGGTTACCTAGAGCTACTGCATAATCCGTCATGGCATCTTATATGCCACGCCCAAGTTCCCTGTCTTGGTGTGGCCGTTTTCACCTATTACGTTGTTATAGGTGGTTCTATTTGATAGGGGGAACGCCCTCCAATCCTGGTTCACAACCCCCTCATCAGCGATATTTTCAATGCTGATAAACCGGACCCCGGGGATGCTGCCGAGGTACTGGCAAGAAGCCCCTGTTACCCCGGCAGCATTAGCCCCGTCATAATAGAAAATCTCAACCCCAGCCCCAGCAGACCTTTGATTCCAAGTGTTCGCGCCTGCGCTAAAGATGGATCTATTACGGGTAGCTCCAACACCCACCCCAGTTAAAGGTTTTGAGGCCCCCCCTAAAATATGAGTAATCCCCTGATTTTGGCTTACGTTAGGGGTTGCCGCTAAATTAGTACCTAACGCACAGTAGGATGCAGCTGTGTACGGTGTCGTTGCTGCTTTAGCCCCAACTACTCTAATAAACCCCCTTCTAAATAAACTTGTGGCCAACGCATAAGAAGAACCGCTGCCGTAAGAAGTAATCCCGCAACTTAAAAATGGTGGGGTGTCGGTGGAAAGGACACCAGAGCCTGAGGAGTCAGTATAATCCCAGGAGGCTGCTGTAATAGTCTCTGGGCCATCACACCCTGAAAAATACTCACCACCTACCCAAGTAGCTCCAGTGGGTTTTTGAATTTTTCCGAAAGAGAAATGCTGCCAAGAACTCGTAGTGGTGTGGCTGCGTTTAAATGCAACGTGGATTACTCTACCGTCAGTGAAAAAGTGGTAGGCGGTGGCTCCATGAGTTGGGTAGCAGGCTGATGCGTAGGGGCTTGTAGGGGAGCCTGTTACTGCAGCCGCCACTGCGAGAGCAGCAAAATTATCAGCGGTGGTTCCTAGGGTTGTCGATAGCCAACAGTAGAGACCTAAATTTGGTAGACTCGGGGACCCCCCTACATAAGCAGCGTCCAACATAAACCAGTAAGCGACCCCACCCCTTTCCATCCGCCATAACCGCTGACGGGCTGCTGAAATAGTAGTGCTGTTAGGAGAAGCCCACCGACCGCTGGTGGGGCTCCCCGGTATAGTAAGGGAGCTTGCTGGGGTTGAATCCTTAACCCCAGCTGTGAATAAAGGGCCAGACGGGAACTCCGCAGTGACTCCGGTAGGGAATCCAGCTGTAGCCCCTGTAAGCCAGTCATACAACTCATTCATCATTGCTTCTGTGCTGGCACAGGCGGCATTAGTCTTTGTATACCAGGTCATCATCTACTCCAAAGCGAAGGCTGCAGTGATAGGGAAATCAGTAGCTGTCACCCCTGAAACCTTCCAAACTACATAACTAACAGCGGCCAGAGTATCCCCTAAACCTACACCTCCTTCCGCACCCATAAAAAATAGTCCTGGGAATTCCCCGAGAACCCCACGTACCGTAGTAAGCCCCGCAGTGTAAATTATAGATGGGAATATAGCTTTCATAGCCAAGTCCCCGTAAACCCCTGAATGGAACTTAAGTGTAGTTGGGTTAAGGTCAGACCAATCCCAAGGGGATACTGTGTACTCATTCTCAACCCCGACAGTAGCATCAGTCTTTACTGTAAGGTTGTTAATAATCCCTATACCGTAGTTAGCCCCCCAGCCCCAAGTAATACCTGTGGTTGGAGTAGCAAAGTACACAGTTGACCTAGTACTGGCCCCCATGGGATTCCAAAATGGTCCGCTAGGATAGGTTGATGAAGTTGTTGGACCAGCGAGATTCGTGTCTGTTACGCTGCCTCCGACAAAAGCTGGCCATGCGTGTTCTGTTGGAGTGGCGTGAGGGAGAAGTAAGCCAAACCCCATTGCTTGCGGGTCAGGTGCCGCCACTGAATCCATATTGGTAAGTATGTAAGCATGGCGCCCAGTGGCTATGAAATAATAAGGAACACCTATACCAGTCTCTGCATGTCTCATCCTAACAATCGGGCTCATGTATGCCTGAGCCCACGTCGGTAGGGAGCTGCTATAAGTTTTGGATATCGCCATCTCAAGGTAGAACCTTGCCCGGTTACCTCCTACTCTCTGAGCCATGGTGTAGTACATGGTGTCAGACCCGGCAAGTCCAGTAGATTTAAGAACTACCACCCGGGTTAAGTTGGAGTCAATGCTTGCTGCAGTTGAAGTCTTCGCTGACAAGGTGAAGAAATTTCCGCCTGTGGGTATGCCACTGAAACTGAAAGTCGTATTAGTAAACGCAGTCGAACCGCCAGTGATTAGGAGTTTGAGTCTTGACCCAGCAGCCCCCCACTCCCAAGCTACTCCTGCAGCCACTGTACCGATATTGCCGATCTGGGTGCCAGTTGAATCTCTGACTGTAAATATAGTTCCAGAACTTGAAAACGTGACGTAGTAAGGACCAGCATTTATTAATGACTGGGCGTACATAACGATACTGCCAAGGGTACCCCGGTTGGTTGTAGTGCCACTAAGGGTGACATCCATTATGCTTAAATAATCCCCCATCTCTATGTTGGCTACATAGCTACCACTGCCTTCCCCCCTTACCGTGCCAGCGTTGTTTCCGCTATGCCCTACAGCAGATCCAGTTCCATTAGCCGTGTCAGCAATCACTTCCCAAGTCTGGGACCCTAGAGCAGAGGAAGTGGTTGAAAAGGTGAAGTTGTCAGTGGCCACAAAAGGAGTAGACCCTTCGTAAACCCTACAAGTGAATCGTGCGCCTACGACGGTTGCGTACCGGTTAGGTGCTGACCCGGTCAATGTACCGGAGACTGTGGTTTCTCCTGAGGCCGTTATGTCGAACGCAGTGGCAGAGGAGAAAGTGAGAGTCCAATCTTTTGTGGTAGTAGCAGTGGTTACCTCAAGGCTTCTTATGAACCCGTTACCAGTGCCCGTAAAGACAGGAGCAGTGACTTTTCCACAAACAAAGCTTTTGAATGACTCCAACAACTTGCCGTAAACAGCTGTACCAGCAGACTCTCCCCCAAACTCTGGGTACTTTTCACCGGATGTTGAATTCGTCAGGGTTCCGTTAGTCCAAGCCATTACATTAGCACCTGTCTGAATAGAGTTTTGTTGGCTTTCATCTCATTAGCCAATACCCGCATAGTACCAGAATCCTTGAGCCCTTTCTGTGCCACGGAAGGAGCATCGATAGAGTTTATCATCGTAATGTTCTGAGGCGGGGCCGGCATTACGTTAACAGACGGAGTTATCGCATTCAAGTTAGTCGAGGCTGAGTTAGCCTTTGTAGCCGCCATCAGTGACCCGGTTGACAAGTTGGCCGTCGTATTATTGTTCAGAGCGTTGATAGTCGCCTCCCCAAGCATAGAGGTTGCCTTGGCAGTCAGAATCGACTCCCCGCTGCTTACAGCTATCGGTGCTGTACCATTCTTGAACCTCATGATTCCGCGAATGGAATCACTGGTACCAGTCCCTGGGCCAACAAGCATGCCGGATTTTCTGACGTAACCATTGGCGAATTTATGGTAGTCAGGAATGACCCCGCCTGTAGCCGCTCCAAAAGCTGAGGCAACCCCACTGTAGTTTAGGTTAAGACCACTGCCTCCAGCTGCAGGGGCAGCCCCGCCGCCTCCGCCAAACATAGAGCCTATTAAGCCCATCAAACCACTGGCAACTTTACCCCCGTCAATGCCACTACCTTCCCCCTTACCACCACCGAGAACACTGACCATGAGATTGTTCATCATGTTCTTGACAGTCATCCTTAGGAGGTCATTAGCCAAACTTTTGACTAAATCCTTCATGGAATCTTTAAAAGACTTGCCTTCAATAATGGCGTCAGATATAGCATCCCCAACCGACTCCCAAGCCGTTAGCAAGTTGGTACGGATGTTGTCACCCCAGTTTTTCAGGACGTTACCAGACTGTTCAAGAGCAGTGGTGAACGCCCTGGCGCCATCTGCATTGAACACAGAAGCCAATTGTTCACCAGCAGTCATGTTCATCTTGTCGATAGAAGCTGTCAGATCTTGAGTAGCCGTATCAGCGTCCTCAATGTTCTGTTTGTAAACTTCTATGGTGTCGTTGAATTGCTGGGCTTGCTCTGGGTTAGCGGCTTGTTTCAACAGCTCCAGATCAGCAATTAACTGCTGATAGGTTTTTACCTTACCTGCATTACCGACTTGCTGAGCCTGCATGAACTTCAGGTTTTCAGCATCAGTAAACCCAAGGCCATTTCTGGCTTTAGCGTCAAGGCCGACATTGCCAGTGGTGGCATGTTTAGGGACCAAGGTGTCAGCCGCTTTTATAGAAGCTTGCTGCCTTTTCATTATCTGATTTATGTCTTTATCTTTAAGGACATTGTCAGAGTTGTAGGCGTTGGAATCTATTGCATTCTGAATCTGATCAGGAGTCATGCCAATAGCAGCCATCGCTGCCCGTTGCTTGGCGACACCGGCAGATTGAGTGGCTTTATAACTTTGACTTAGCTTACCAACCGCAGAAAAATCCCCGGCATCAAGAGCTGCTTTAGTCCTGGCAGCGAACCCCTCCAATTCTCGTTGGGTTTGTTTGGAGAGGGCGTCAATGTAATCCTCTTTTCCCTGCAACTCCATTTTTTGCAGGTCTAATCGAGCATCGTTTAGGTCCTTCTCCCGTTTGTCAGAATCCTCCTGACCCTCCATATTCTTTTTGTTTTGTTCGAGTATCGCTATTTCTTTACGCTTCTCAGCTTCCAGTATCCCATTGCGCTGTTGCACAAGAGAGGTCATAGCCCCAGTGGCATCTCCAAATTTTTTCAACTTCTCAATTTGGAAGTCGAGTTCATTGGCTTTGGCGGTTTGGCCAACGTCCTGGTTGTAGGTTTTCTGAACGTAGGGAGGGGCTACATCGTTACTGGATCTGCGACGATTTTGTTCGGCTAACGACTTAGCGTCCGCTTCTTTTTTCCCAGTCAGTATTGAGTTACCCCCGGTGAATAAAGCCTGGTATTGGGGGCTAGCTACACCCAGCTCCTTGCCAACGATTTTAAGTAATGAGTCAAATTGAGTTGTGGCCGCCGCCGTCCCCATTGAGGCCAACTCAGCCAAGTAGGACTGCACCCTCAAGGATAAGTTGGTGTTTGCAGCGAAACTATCCGCTTTGTCGATAGCGAAATCCGCTTTTACCTTATCCCCGAGTAACCTTAAAACTTCCTCCGCCAGGGCATTAACTTCCCCTTCTGGCGCCAGTATATTAGTGACAACCCCCATTAAATCATAATAAGTGTCAGCTACTTTTAATGGGTCTAAATTACCCCCCAGCAAGTCAGTGGCGTCGGAATTTTTACTAAGCTCCAGCAGAACCTGCCTAGCTTTGTCTCCCTCCGCCCCTACGGTTAACGCCAACTCCCTCTGCTTGTTGTATAGAGCAGTAAATTGCTTCTGGAATGAGGTTGAATCCTGAACTATCCGATTTAAGTTGTTAACAAGCTCGGTAACTTTACTGTCAGTGATTAAAGAGCCATCTTTGGAGAGTGTTTTTAATTTCTCCACTAAAGGTTTCTGTAGAGGTCCTTTAACCTGGATAGTGTTGTCATCCAGAATTCTTTTATATTCCGTGAGTAAAGCATCAACCTCTTGTGCTGCCGAGTCGTTAAACAGTCTGTTTAACTCCGTCAGCAACTCCTCCGCGACTGCGTTATTGGCTCGTAAGTAACCCCCAACCGACTCAGCTGCGGGGTTAGTCGGGTCTGTAGAAGCCCTAGAAGTCCTAGCCGCTTCAAGCTTTGATTGAGCGTCGGATAAGAGTTGCCCAGTGGAGCGTTGTACAAGGCCAGGGTCCTCTGGGGCACTGTTATTTTTATAGTAGGAGTATGCTTTAGCTGCCACTGGCCCGAAAGCAATCTGACGGAGCACATCCCCTGTTACAGATGTGCTACTCCCCTTAGATGCCCTTATTAACTCAGCTTCCCTTAACTTCTCAACTAACTCCGTAGCCCCCTTAACAGAGTCTTTAAGCCATTTTACAAGTCCTACCGACTCCTCAGCCGCCAGTGCAGTAATGGCCGAACCTAAGTTATCCCAGGAAGCTGCCAAGGAATCCATTGCTGTTTTGGAGCCTTCCAGGGCAGCTTGCCCAACATTAAATTGACTCTGCAGCTGGACGTACTGGTCGGTACTTTTTACCAGTTCCTTCATTACGTTTACGGCACGTACATCGATCCCCCTAGAAAGGCCAAAGTCCCCCTCCGCGCCGAACCCTAATCGTTTCAGTTCCGTCATCGCAGAAAGTAGAGGGTCTATGTCGTTCTTAAAGTTATAGAATTTTGCCTTTATAACCCCAGGGTCAAGACTCTCCCCTAACCGGGCATACTGGAACTGCAGAGCTTTAAGTGTTGGGTCATCCGGGGTGAATATCTCCAGCATCGCCTGGCGCATACCAGTTGCAATAGTGGAAGCTTTTACACCGGCATTACGCAATACAGAAACGGCAGAGAGGTATTGTTCGGAGGTGACGTTAAACCCGGCAGCAACCTGAGCGCCCATGGATAGGATAGTTTGTAAATCCTCACCTGACAGTTTAGATAAGTTAACTGCTTTGGTAAGTTGATCAGCTATTTGCCCTTCTGTCAGGTCTTTGAATATCTCCTTCATAGTGGAGACGGTGTCAGCAGCAGTGGCTAGGCTGGAGTCTGTTGCTGCAGCAAAGTCTGCCACAGTTTTCAATACCCTTGGTAAGTCCTCCACCCCTATCCCGGCTTGAGATAAAATTTTCGCTGCGTCCGCAATTTCTGTAGTGGAGAACTTGGTCCCTACCGCTACCGAGTTTATGGCCCCAGCTATTTTAGACATGTCCTCAGCGGTTGAGGCAGTGATGGCCTTGATATTAGCAAGACTCTCATCCAG